CAGCGGCGCGTAGGTCTCCGGCAGGGTCGGCGTGGCGTCCGTGTAGGTGACGGCGTTGATGCCGGCGACGTTCAGGACGCCCTTGAGCTGCCCAGCCGCACCCGAGCCGGACCAGCACTGGGTGTCCAGCCGCTGGTTGTAGTCCGCGATCAGGTCGGCGAACACGATCTCGTCGAAGGCGACCGGGGACTGGTCGAGCAGCTGGATCGCGATGTCCTGCTGGCCCGCGATCGTGCGCACCGGCGCCGTCACGAACGTGTCGGTCATGTCCGTGCTGGCGACCGTGCCGGCGTCCGCGGTCTGCACGCCCGTCGCCGTACCGGTGGCGACCTTCGGCACGTTGACCGAGTCGGTGCCCGCAGGCAGCGGCAGGTTGCGGACGGTATTGGCGAACGTGCGGCCGAAGCGCGGCAGGTCGATGTACTGGTCGACCAGCCACAGCGGCGGCACGAAGTAACCGCCCTGCCCGTCGACCCTGTTGGGGTTGACGCGCTTCTCGAACACGCTGCCCTTGTCGACGGCGCGCAGCTCCTGCTCGGCCAGCTGCTCGCGCCGCTTCTCCCGCTTGGGCATCTCGACGTCGAGCTCCTGGGTGTGGCGCCGCAGGCGATCCTGCGCGGCCGCGACACCGCCGTCGCCGTCGCCGCGGCCCAGCTGGGCGCGGACCACGTCGAGGAAGTAGCTGTGTTTGGTGCCGCGCTCGTAGGTCTTCGGCTCGGACAGCACCTCGACGCGCGGGCCCTCCGGGGCGTTCTGCCCGTACTTGGCGCGCAGCTCGGCCGCCGTGACGGAGCGCTTCTCGTCTTCCTCCAGCTCGGTGACGCGGGACTGGAGGTCCTCGAGCTCGGTGTCCTTGGCGCGGATCTCGGCGCGCTTGGCGTCGAACGCGGTCTGCTCGTCGGCGGACAGCTTCTCCCGGCCGGCCTTTTCCGCAGCCGTGACGATGGCGTCCAGCTCGGTCTTCAGCGCGGCCCGGGCTTCGAGCGCGGCTGTCATCTGCTTGCGCAGGTAGGCGAGCATGGCTCGCTCCCTTCAGGGGTTATCGGATGGGCGGCGCCCGCTGAACCGTCCGGGTGGTGCCCCAGGTGGTGGCGCGCGAAAGCGCGCTCCGGCGTGGAGTCCGGCGCGTCAGGTGGTGCAGGCGGAAACGGCTACAGGGCCAGTGCGGCAGCCTGTGCCTGGTACAGCGAAAGGGCATGCCCGGCCGTCGGCTCGGGCACTGCGGGCGGCGAGAGGCGGCGCTGCAGGCGCTCATAGAGCGCGCGGGCGTCGTCGTCGCCGAGCTTGTCGAAGTCGGCCGCCCGCAGCGCGGGGGCGACGCTGGTGGCCGGATTGGCGCCGAAATTGACGACGCTGACATCTCCGCGATGCAGGTCGACCTCGAGGATGTCCCGCTGGTCGTAGTCCGGGGACCACATCTGGCGGGTCACGCGGAACGCGAACGACATCTCGTCGACGCTGCCGTCCTCCAGGGCGAGCAGCATGTCCTGGACATCCGAGCGTGCCGCGGTGACGTCGGCCTCCATGTGTAGGCCCGTCGAGTCCTCCGACAGGCGCAGCGTGCCGGCCTTCGTGTACGCCATCGCCAGGCCGCCATGGTTCAGCAGCAGCTGCACCTGCGGGGTCTCGGACAGCGTCTTCGTGAACGCGCCCGTGCGGACCACCTCGGCGTAGGAGCCGAGGAAGTCCCACATCTCGTAGGGCTCCTCGACGACCGAGGCGTAGCCGGACACGGTGGAGACACCGGAGGCGCCGTCCTTGGCTCGGGCTTCCAGGTGTACGGGGTAGGCGCGGCGCACGATGCCCGTGACGGAGGCGCGCGCACTCTTATCGGTCATCAGTGGCCTCCAAGCGGGCTGACTTTGGCGGGATCCGGCGGCGGCGCGGTGGGCTTGTCTCCCCACTCGACGGGCGCCCAGTCCTCGTGGTCCCGGACCTGGTTGACGGTCTCGAACTGGTTCTGCAGCGCGATCGCGTGCGCCTTGAAGCGGGTCAGCAGGTCCGTGCGGACCAGCGCGGCCCGGTTGAACTGGACGGTCTGCGGGCGCGGCAGCAGCCCAGACAGGGCCCGCTCGATGCGCACCAGCCACGGATCCACGGCATACGTCAGCAGGTCGAGGGAGCGTTGCTCGATGTTGCTGTAGGTCAGCGAGCCGCCCGTCTCGTATCCGAAGATTTCCGCGAAGCCAGGCCCGAAGATGCGGCAGCACTCGGCCGAAGTGAAGCCGTTGGTCTCCAGGAACTGGGACTCGTTCGGCGCGATCTGGATCTGCTGGTACTTCCAGCCGCCGCCCAGAACGGCAGGCTCTCGACGGCCATGGATGGCGGCCATGAACCTCTGCTTCGCCGTATCCGCCTGCTTCTTGTCCAGCTCGTTGTCTGTGGTCAGCACTCCGGAGGGGTGGCCCCCCTCCTTGAACCACTGGTAGCCGAACTGCAGGGCGGCGATGCCCGTGGCGATCGTGGTGGCCTGCAGGGCGATCGGCGACAGGCCCAGCACCTGCCCGGGCGCCGGATGCACCCGCCGGTGCCACACCTTGTCGGCGTCGACCTGCTGCCCGTTCATCCACCAGTGCGGGGCGCCGTCCTGGTCGGGCACCAGGTGCACCAGGTCCGGATGCTGCAGGACGATCTGTGTCGGCGTGCCCCGCCGGCTGTCCATCGCCCCGACGAGGCCGTAGCCGTTGCCGCGGAGCATCATCGAATACGCGTACTGGTACAGCCAGTCCGGCAGGCCGTGCCCGTCACCGCCGAGATCAGCCATCCAGGAAGGCAGCGGCTGCGGATCCCGCGGGCGCGGGAAGTACTGCAGCGGCATCGTCTCGGCGATCGTCGCCACCAGGTTCACGCACGACCAGACCGCGACCTTCTGCAGGGACGACTCCGTGCGCGACAGGTCCACCCGGGCGTAGTTCGAGCCGATGCCGCCCGCTTGCGAGTTCGGCGGAATCGGCGGGCTGGGAAACATCGCCCCCGCACGCCGCTCACGTCCGAGAAGGAAACTCACCCAGGCCTCCTACGAATCGCGAGCCGGTCGGCGACCTGGTCGGCCAGCAGCAGACCACCAGCGGTCAGGAAGCCCGCGGGCGGCCATGCCAGCCACGCCCCGACGGACACCAGCGCCCAGCCCAGAAGGACCGGAAACACGCGCCACACGGCGCCCACGGCCGCCCCGAGCGGGGCCGCGAGGCGCACCGCCAGCGGTTCCTTGCCGGGCATGAGCACCCCCTTTCACCAGATGTTGTCGAGCGGGTCCGTGTCTTCCTCGACCTCGGCGCCCAGCCCCCACTTGGCCAGCGTCACCGCCACCAGCGGGCTGATGTCCACGGAGACGATCCGCCGGGCCCACGCCCAGGCGTCGCCCAGCGGGCGCTTCTGCGCGCCCGCCAGAGCGGCTGTCAGCGGCGCCTGGTCAAGATGGGACAGGGTCTGCTCGGTCACCGCGTCGTAGAACTGGCCGCAGGACTGCGCCACTTCGCGCACCTTCGGCTGCACCACCTCGATACCGAGGCGTTCCTCGAGGGCCGGGATGAGTGAGCCTGCGGGGCCGCCTGCGTCGACGACCCAGCACCGCGGCTTCCACTTCTTGTGGAGGGCTGCGGCGCGGTCGAGGATCCACGCCGTGCCGGGCTGGTGGTCAACCACCTCGACGTGCGTACCACCCCGCCACGGTCCCGCCACGCCGATTGCCGCGTGCGAGCGCTCGGGCGTCATGTCGATGGCGAACACCACACGCTCGCCTGGAACCGACTCGGCAGCCGCCAGCGCGCGCCACGCGTCCTCGCCGATGACCTGCCACGTATCCGCCTCGTCGGACGGATAGTCGCCCTCACCGAGCCGCTCACGGGCGTAGCCAGCCGCGCTGAGCGTTGACCGTTCGTTGGCCACCTTCTCCAGCGTCAGCCGGTACCCGACGGCCGGGTTGGCCTTCAGGACCGTCTCGTCGGACGCAGGATCGTCGTGCTCGGCGCAGTCCTTCGCGCACTCGGCGACGTGCAGGTTGGCGGACCACTCGAAGTAGGCCAGCGATGGATCCGGGACGCCGACCTCGATCGCGGCCAGGGCTCGGCGCCGCAGACGGCCCAGCTGCACGGACTGGGCACCGATGCCCGCCGATCCGAGGTACCAGATCTGCGGGTTCTCCACCGCGGCCATCGTCGGCAGCAGGGCGTCCATCGCCTCGTCGCCGAGGATCATGTCCTCGTCGAGGATGTTGCAGTCACCGGTGAAGCCGCGGCCGCTGCCCTTCGAGCGGGCAATGAACCGCAGGATCTGCCCGGTGTGCAGCTCGATCGATTCCTCACCGACCGTGTACCTGTACGCCTTCACGCGTTTGTGCAGGTCAGGGCATGCGCGGATCAGGCGCTCGATGCGCTTGAACGCGTTCTTCGCCGTCTTGAACTCGTGCGCGCTGTGCAGGATGAGCTGCTCGCCGCCGATGAACAGGCCCCAGAGCTCGCGGGCCTCGATGATCCCCCCCTTGCCGTTTTGGCGCGGGACGTTGACTGCCGCCTCGAAGGCTGCCCATGAGCCGTCGGGCTTCTCGCCCATGCCGATGCGCAGCACGTGCTGCTGCCACGGGTCCAGCTGTAGGCCCGCCTTGGCCGCGAGGTCGATGGCCTCCTGGCCCGCGCTCGACACCGACGGCGGCGCGATCTGGATCGGTGGCTCCTGCCACCCGTACAGGGGCCCGTCAGCCACTGTCCTGGGCGCGGGCGGCGGCGCGGCGCTTCGCTCGCTGCTCAGCAATGTCATCGACTGTGTCCCCCTTCTCCCCGACGGGGGCCAGCTTGCGGAGGTCGGACATGATCGAGCGGAGCTCGCGGGCCGCGACCGCCTTGGCGGTGGGGGCGTCCGTGCCGTCGATGGCGCGGGCGAGGTCGAGGGCGACGGCCGCCATGCCGGGCGACGTCTCGGCC